TGAATCTTCAAGCCTTCCATTGTCAGTGCGCTGGAATTTGGTTCCTGCTCATTATACACATAGAACTCTTCAACTGAAGTCACTACCTTGATTCCACGAACATCACCGTTGGTCAGCGGCTTCTTGTTGATCTTGCGAACCTTGCGGATCTTTGTGGGATCAATAGGGCGCAATTCCTTGATGCCCTTCTTTTTGTTTGCTTCGTCAATAATGATATGATAGTACAGACGACTATCAATGTACCACTTTCGGAAAATCTCGTATCCACGGCGTGAAAAGTTTAGCAGTTGCAGAACTTCCTCAAACTCGGCTTCAACCTTGTCCTTGATGGACTTGGACTGATTCATGTTAGTGGTATCAATCTTCACGGTTGACAGGCTTTCGTTGTACACGATGGCTTCATTGCAAATATCAGCAATGGCTGACTCCACTTCAGGATGGAGTGCCATGTCACGATACTTGCGGATCAGTTCAATGTCTGACTTGATCGTGCCGTCAAAATCAACAACGGCTCCGAAGTACCCACCGACCTCAATCGGTATTGATCCGTCTTCTGAATCAGGTGGTACAAAGGAAAGAGACTTCTTTGGGGTTTCCTCCGCAGAAGTCTCCTTTTCCTTTGAAATGGTAAAGCCAAACAGTTTGATAGCCATGAATAAAGAATCCTGTCAAAGAGAGTTTTAGAAACCAGTTCCGATGTTGATTCCTGCACCCTGCAACAGCGAACCAAGCAAGTTTCCGTTTCCAGTCGCGTTGTTGGCAGGACCACCAGGTGCAGCCACCCAATACGAGTAGTTGATGGTGACGGGGAATTCTGCGATGGTGTCGTTGTTCTCGTAGGACAGATCAATGGCTCCTACCTCGCTTGGGAAGCAGCCAATGAAGGTGTAGGTACGGAGAGGTTCACCGTCACGACGAAGTTGAGTAACCGACCACTGCGGCATGAGCGGTCCAAGATTGGTGGCTCCAGTGTTGGACACATGGGTGTTGAAGTTCGTGCTCCAGTTTTCAAACGCAGAGCGCAGGCTCATGTTTGCGTCAGAAATGACCGTGATGGTCCAGTCTTGGAATGTTCGGTCACCAGGAAACTTGATGCGCCGACCACGGTACGGAACCTCAATGGTTCCAAGCGATGACGCGGGAATCTGTGCAGCCTTGCACAAGAACGAGATGGCACGGCTGTTTGCATTTGAATAGCCGGGAATGTTTCCCTGAACCATGAACAGATTCGTGCGTACCCCGCCTCCAGCGAAGTTCTGAATGAATCCTGCAATATCGTTTGTTGGATCTACTGGCATGGATTGCTCCTTTTAGGTATTTAGTCTTCAGCCACCGACTTCGCTGAAGTCTACGCCAGTTCTTGTGGCGATGAAATTCAACTGAATGAAGTTGACGCTGCGGGTGGGCTTCACGAAGATGTCTGCAACGAATTCGTTGCGATCAATTACTTCACCCGTGTTGTTGGTTTCGTCGCACACCACCTTGAAATCTGTGATGCCACGACGCTGCTGAACGGTCTTGAGGAACGGTACGACCAAGTTCTTGAACTGTGCCCGAGTGAACGCATCGTTCTGCTCAAACAGGAAGAACTTGGACGCTGTTGCGATTGCCTTCTCAAGCACGATGAACAGGCGACGAACATTGATGCGGTCAAACGCGGAAGGACGAGTCTGCATGGTCTTGTCGCCAAACAGGATTACGCCTTCGCCGGGGAAAGACACGACAGGATTGACTTGACGGGTGTAGAGTTCGTCGCGGTGAGCCTCGGATGTTGGGTTGTACGCCAACTTGACCACACCCTTAATCTGTCCGCGATTGAAGCCTGCGGGCGAGAACCACGCTTCGTTTGTGAACTCAGTGCGTGCTACCAGTCCGGCAATGTCTGCATTCAGTGGCATGACACGAACAAGGTTGTTGTAGGTGTCAAGTTGATACTTCCAACCGCTGTCAAGCACAGCATATGATGTGTTGACATTGAATGCGCTGTCGCGGAAACTCTTGATCTCATTCAGTGCTTCATACGGCAACTTGTTCTCAACATCGGTTTGCTCTGGTGAAGCAAACGCCATGCAGTCAAGCCGCTTTTCGCAAATGTTCTGAATGATCAGTGTGGCTAGTGTGGGAGAAGCATTTCCGAGAGGCAGAAGCGACACATCCACCGTGTCTGCATCCGCAAACAGGCTCCAACCATTGCTCCACCGCTCCGAGTCGGTTGGAGCAGCGTCAACGCCTCCCGAGAGTTGGATGGCACTGACCCGCTCTCCAACTGCACTTGCCGGACTAATCGGACTTCCGAGAAGCGTCCAGTTCTGCTTGGTTGAGACTCCGCCCGTGTTGTCGTTGATGTCCTGAGTCAGTGCCCACACATAGTTGGACTGCTCATTCACGACTGTGCGGTAGTAGTTGCTGCTACCATCAAACTTACGGGCATCGGTTGCGCGAGACAAACCTTCAAACTTCTCCAACAGGGTGTTCTGAGTGCCAGACCACTTGCCTTCCTTGTCAAGAACAAGAACATTGATAAGGTCACCAGTTCCGCCCGCGTCTGCTGCGTAGTTGGTGGTGGTGGCTCCCGTAGAAACCATGCCAGCGTAAACACTCTTGATCGTGAATGCAGCAGCCGTTGCCTGATCCTTGGGCAACATGGTGGCAAGATCAAGAATAAAGTGGTGGGCAGAAAGACCCGATGTAGCCGGTACATTTGCTGCGGCAGCATTGTATCCGCTTGTCAATCCAAAGAAATCTCCCCATGTGCTTCCTGCAACCGAATAGCCAGGTGCTGCTGTTGTGCCGCTTCGTATAACACGAACGCCTGAAAGGGTCACGGTGGTTCCATCAGCAAACACAATCTGATCGCCCTTGGAGAAATACTTGACTTCTCCGCTTGAGCCAACAAACATATTGAGGAATGTGGCTCCAAGTGTGGCTGCTGTCGTGAGCGTTGCTCCCGTGGTTCCCGCACCATTAGTAACAACAACCTTCAGGCTGTTTCCAAGAAGACCAGGATACTTTGCCGCAAAAGCAACAGTTCCCGCGTTGGCAGTCAAGCCTGCGCTTGCACCGAACGATATCTCGTTGTCGATCTTGAGAGTCGATATAGCAGCATTTGCGTTGCTGGCATTGGCATTTCGTGCCGCTGCGCCCACCACACGAACCACCTGGCAGTTGTTTCCGTATGACAGAAAGTTTGCAGGGGTGAAGAAGTCAACATAGTTTGCGTTGGACGGCTTGTTAAAAATGTTGGCAAGTTCTGTGGCTTGCGTCACGGTGACAATCTCGTTCACCGGACCCCAGTGAAAGTATCCTGCGAAGCCACCTGGTGTGGTGGCTACAGCGGGAACAATCGTGGTCAGGTCAACTTCCTTGATGCTTACGCCGGGGCTTACTCTAAATGCCATTTGTGTTCTCCTTCGTGAAGAAGTCAATTATCGGTGACTGTGCTTCTGCTGTATGTATTATTTTGAATGGTTCACGAATGGATCAGAAACTCCACCCAGTATCTAGGCTTTCGCTTCCGCTGGCACTCCACCGTGTACCACCTGAATCAGTGAATCCAGTCTCAAGCGAACCGTCTTCCACGAATCCAAATGGAGTCATTTCTTCTTCAATCACCTTCATCTGCTCTTCGTACAGGTCTTTTCGGATGTCGCTGCCGGTGATGCTTTTGAAATATGCCTGTGTGGTGAGCCACGAGAACAGTACCAGTGTCATCACCAAGTCATCGTGGTGCGTTTCTTCTGCTTCAAAGGAGTCGCCCTTTGCCACAAAGGAGCAGAACTCGTCCACGGTGTTAAAGTCTTCCACGATGAGTTTGGTGTCTTCTATGAGGCTCTTCAGGATGGAGCAGCCAATGCGCTTAACCGCCGTAGAGGTCTTCACGCCTTTCATTGCACCGCCCTTGCCGCCGAATCCACCGTTCACCACCTGTCCTTTCCGCCCCTGCGTGGACACATAGATGATGTTATCGTACTCCAATTCATCGTGCAGAATGTCCGCTACCTGACCGCCAATGTCGTTTACCTCTACCAAGCAGTAGGCATTGTTGTATTGCCTGCACACGGGGTAGATGGCATTGGGATACAACATGGGCGGCATCTCGTTGTTGCGGAAGGTGGCAACAACCCGATACGGTATGGCTGTGACATCCACCACCGAGAAAGCGTGGTAGTCCAGTCCCTGTCCCCGCGCCGTGTCCACCACCGTGATGTATTTGTGATCCGGCAGAGGCTTTTGATATACACGCAGCCCTTCGTTGTTGAAGTATTCGGGAGTACGATACACCATGCACTTGAGTTTTTCAGGATGCACAAGGGTGTGCATGGAGCCAAGAAACTCGCACTCAAACTCCGTGCGGAACTGCTCCTCGGAGGTGTTGGCGATGGTCTGCTTTTTCCACGCATCGTCACGACCAGGCACATCGCTCCAGTGCACTTCCATCGGCACATACTCGTTCTTGCCTTCTTCACCAGGCTTCTTGTTTGCATTCACCCAAAAGCGATAGAACATATTCAAGCCCTTGGGCGTTGAAATGATCGTGACTTTCGTGCTCTGACCGCTGGTGATGGTGGGATACACGGACGAGAAAAACTCTTCTGCCACATTCTGCGGCACATACGCAAACTCGTCCAAGAAGATGTAGTTGAATGATCCGCCACGCACCGCAGACGATGATGTGGCTGACGCAAGAATCTTGGAGCCGTTCTCCAATACTATGGAACCCTTGTTCCACTCCACCACGCCCTGCTGCAACCACATGGGCAGATACTCATACGCCAACTGCAATCGACCAAGCAGTTCGCGTGCCGTGGTGAGTTTGTTTGCAAGAATGGCTACGCTCATGCTCTGGTTGAACA